GTACATTATATCCTCCTAGTGTTGACGAAGCCCCTGCCGTAAGGTTCAGGGGCGAGGCAACTGGAACATAGAGGGACCTGATAGGATCCCTTTCAGTTCATCAGCTACCAACTTACAGTTGTTGCAGCCGCATTCAGTAAACTTATTACTGATGCGTAGTATATCTGACAACCTAACCTCATAGGTAGGCATAGGTGCAGCTTGTTTACTCATTACTTATCCTTTCACTAACGGACGTTCACAATCAAAGCATACTTTATGTCCACGATTCTGGACAATAAAGCACCACGGACACACCATCTCTCTGGCTCCGAGCTCTAGGTTTTCGCCTAATCCCATCGCTAGATTCGGAGTCATGCAATCCTCCAGATGCACCGTCTGTTCACGATACTCATCTGGACGATTAGTCCAGTCATGTCCACTGATAGGCTCGATATCGCGCAGCCAAGGGCGGCGATACTGCTGATTGCCTTCATCGACAATCTCATGAGCCTTATCAGCAAGCCTAGACTCACGCTTGTCAGCGCATTCTAGGCACATAACTTGCCTGTCATCTAGCATGCACACCAGACTAATTCCTGATATGCAGCCTGGACATTGGCGGTCTGGCTCAATCCATTCGGGATCAATCACCAGCTCACGATGCCCTAACTCATAACCATCATTATCAATTCCGTCATCGTAAAGCATAACAGAATCCTTTCGTAATCCTGACATACGACTTGCACGCCAGTACCGAGAGCTAGGCAGAGGCTGCCTTGCTCGACAGCAAAACAGGCTACCTACCGAAGTAGGCAGCCTGTCTGCTGCTGAGATTACGCTAGCGTAATCTCAGATACCTGGAAGGATTGCTTCCATTCATCACCGACCTTGTTGGACTTGAACCAGCCGGTGATGTTAGCGCGTGGGCGCGGCGCTTGCGCCGCTGCTGCTTCATCCTCTCCGAGGATGACAGGGAAGGCTTCCCGCGCCTCATCGACTGCGTCGAATGAGATGAAGGGAAGGGACGACTCGAACTTACCGTTCTCGTCACGGAGGATGACGACACCAGTAAGGTAAGCATTGCCAGACTTGGCAACCTTGACTTTAAGGGAAGCGAGTTCCCCTTTGAACTTAACAGAATTTGTGGACATATTTTGTCCTCCTTTCAAGCAGCCACGCGTTGCCACAGACTGGGCGCCTGCTCTGCCAAGGACGACGCGCCTTGGCGCGGCGCAGCTTGCTGCTTGTCCTTGCAGAGTGGGCTGTCTGTGGCAGGATGTGCGGAAAGGAGGCATGTCCACAAGTTAAGTTCATGGAGGACACCGCTTCCAGTCAAGGTGCCGAGGCAGCAATGGCAACCTGCTGGTGTCTAATCACGCAGTGAGAGGTAAGGAGAGGAGGATCCAGCCGAGTCTCTGAGACAGCGGAGACAGGCGGCAGGAAGCCTGACCAGCATCCGACGGAGGGTGAAGCTAGGCTGCCTTGGCAGCCGTAGCGCGACACATCATAGGCTGGGAGAGTCCTTAACGGGAGGCATGAAGGATGCCAGCCGTCTGCAGGGCAGCAGACTGACTGCCCTTCGGGCAGCCATGAGCCGTCTGCCGCCAAGGCAGACTCTGACCTGTGCGCAGTACGGCGCAAGGGTCAGGATTACTTATAGGATTTCCATTATGATGACAGGAAATCTGATTATGTAAGGGGCGCTGGACTAAGCCCCTGGCAGACTGCAGCGTACAGCACACCTACTGCTGTAGCCAGCAGTGCTGCTAAGTAATCCTTTGACCCCAGGGTTATTAAAGACAGGGGTGTAATGCTATGTGAAACTCTGCCTGTAATTTTCTGTGGTTATAGTGACACCTCTGCTCTGAGCAGCACTTATAGAGGAAATAAAAAATATTTCCGAATAAAGTGTTCGTTATGGGTGTTTGAACGGATTAATACTATATAGAGCAGAAAGTTTATTCGCAGGCTCTTTTATAGCCTGCTCATAACTGTTACAGTACAGTACGCATACTGCTCATTCCTGAGCGGCAAGAGCTGTATCTATAGGGCGGTTGGCACGGGAACAGGACGATATGACATTTCAAAAGGGTGAGGCGCACCATAGAGTCAAGGCTCTAGCCGAGGCAAAAGCTAAGGTTCTTGAGCTGGTGGAGCAAGGGGCAACCCCACACCAAGCTATGGTTGCGGCGGGCAAGAAGCCTGATACAGTCAGACAGTGGATGCTTCGTGACTCCGAGTTCGCAAAGGCTTTAGCCGAAGCGAAGGAGCGAGGGGAATCTACTTCCCTGGAGACCTTAGGGGTATCTAAGCAGGAAATCCCTTTTGCCCAATTTTCAAAATTATTTTTACAGCAGGAAGTATTCCCCCATCACCAGGACTGGATTGATCTCCTGGAGGGTAGAGACCCTAGCTGGTTACATGAGAGCATGATCTATGAACCCGGCGCTCGGCATAGGTTGCTTGTCAACGTGCCCCCTGAGCATGCCAAGTCTACGGTCATCACGGTCAACTATGCGACCTACCGAATTGCCCTAGACCCTAACGTCCGTATCATCATTGTCTCTAAGACTCTGGTGAAGGCTCGAGAGTTCGTCTATGCTATCAAGCAGCGCTTGTCCCATCCACGATGGATCAAGCTTCAGAATGCCTACGGACCTCAGGGTGGCTATAAAGAAGATTCCGATACCTGGCGAACTGATACAGTCTACCTGGGTAGCGATGCTCGTAACTCCAGCGAAAAGGATCCAACCCTTCAAGCTCTAGGTATGGGTGGTCAGATCTATGGTGCACGTGCTGACCTGATTATCCTCGACGACTGCATTACCACAGCTAACGCCCATGAATGGGAAAAACAGATTAACTGGCTGCAGAAGGAAGTTATCACCCGTCTTGGTAAGAACGGTAAACTCCTAGTAGTTGGGACACGAATTGCTGCTAACGATTTATATAAAGAACTCCGCAACCCAAAGCATTGGTCTGGTGGAAAGAGTCCGTTTACTTACATGGGTATGCCGGCAGTTCTGGAATTTGCTCAAGACCCAGCAGACTGGAAAACCATCTGGGCAAAGTCAGATTATCCGTGGGACGGGGATGAAGACCAAGAACCGGATGAGTCGGGTCACTACCCCAAGTGGGATGGCAGAGCTTTATTCACGCGCAGATCTGAAGTTACCCCTTCAACGTGGGCACTCGTCTACCAACAAGAAGACATCCAAGAAGATTCAATATTCTCCCCAGCTGTGGTTCAAGGATCTACAAACGGATCGCGGCGGGTGGGACCATTAAAGCCTGGCGCGGTAGGACATCCTAACCATGTCGAAGGTTACACCATCATTGGACTCGACCCCGCCATTGCTGGCAAGACTGCTCTTGTTGCCATTACGTATAATCGCGCCGATGGTAAGATTTATGTGCTTGATTGTCTTAATATGTCTGAGCCTTCTTATCAAAAGATCCGTTCGGCAATTGAAGTGTTTACGGAGAAGTACCACCCACAAGAGTTCCGTATTGAAATTAATGCGTTTCAGAAAGCTTTTGAACTAGACGACGATCTACGTGGATGGCTAGCTGGACGCGGAGTAAGACTATCATCTCACTTCACAGGCAAGAACAAGTGGGACTCCAACTTTGGTGTGGCATCTATGTCAGCCCTCTTTGGTACTGTCCGAGATGATAAGCATCAGAAGAACAACCTTATCGAACTACCTTCAAGCGAAGGCTCAGAAGGAATCAAAGCTTTAGTACAGCAACTCCTTACATGGAAAGCTGATACTAAGGGAGCCACAGATACTGTCATGGCTTTATGGTTTGCGGTCATTCGTGCCCGTGAGCTTATTCAAAGCGGTACCAGAGTCACCCCTTATTTAAATAACCGTTGGGCAACACGTGCCCAGATGGAACAAAGATACTCTCTTAACCTTGACGATGCATTCGCAGAGCAATGGCAAGAGACCTATGGATAGGAACTAACATGCCTAAGCAAAACCCAAGTGCAACCAACGGTGGCGGTTCACCACGCATAAATTCAAATGCAGTAGGTCGTATTGTTGGTCCAAAGTCTGCAACTATGGGCGGTGGGAATATTAACCGTCGTGGAGATGTTGGTCGCCCAGGAGATCCAGGTGGACATATATGGGAAAAAGCTCCTAGTAGTCTTCGAGGAATTAAAAACAGAACTGCAGATATTACAACTCAGCTTCGCAAATCAGGAGAAGCAGCAAAACGCAGTGCTGCAGAAGTAGATACTGGTAAGCCTAATACTACAGTACAGATCAATTCATCTAACCATCAGCCACGTATCGGTGGACACGCTAACTAAGGATTAATATGCTAACTATGCCGCAGATTGTGGCGCGAGTTCAGTCTCTGCGCTACCGTGCCACCAGTCGCGACATGCGAAATGGCGACGTCCAGATGGTACGTCAGGGTAAGATCTCTCAGGTCTACCCTAACTTCTTCCCGGACGGTATCGACCAGAACGTGGTCGCTAACTTTATTGACATTGTCGCTCGCGACCTTGCTGAAGTTATGGCACCACTGCCTACCATTAACTGCTCTGCTGTCAACCAGACTTCAGACCGTGCCCGTACCTTTGCTGATAAGCGTACCCGCATTGCAGCTAATTATTTCAGACACTCAGATTTCCAAGTACAGATGTACAACGGCGCTGACATGTATATCACCTATGGTTTCCTCCCGTTCATTATTGAATTGGATGAAGAAGCAAAGTTGCCGCGTATCCGATTAGAGAACCCAGTGGGTGCTTACCCAGAGTTTGATCGCTATGGACGATGCACTGCCTTTGTAAAAAGATACTCAATGACATTGGGTGAGCTTGTTGCTCAGTTCCCAGACTATGAGCGTCAGATCCTAGGTCCAGACGGATACAAGCAGGACCTTAATGGGATGATTGAAATGATCCGTTATTACGATAAGGATCAAAGCGTTATATATTTACCTTCACGCTCTAACCTCTTGCTTTCACAGGCAAGTAACCCGCTAGGCAAAATGAATGTCATTATTGCTAAGCGTCCAAGCGTCGACGGTGAACTCCGTGGGCAGTTCGATGATGTGTTGGGCATTCAGTTGCTCCGTAACCGATTTGCTTTGCTTGCTATGGAAGCAGCAGAGAAATCCGTTCAAGCACCAATCGTACTACCTAACGATGTGCAGGAACTTCAACTAGGTGGAGATGCGGTCATCAGAACTGCAAACCCACAAGGTGTACGACGTGTGGAGCTTACGCTACCACAGGGGGCGTTCACTGAGCAGCAACTTCTGAATGAAGAACTCCGAGTAGGAGCACGCTACCCAGAATCACGTACCGGAAACGTCAAAGCATCCATCGTCACAGGTGAAGGTGTACAAGCACTTCTTGGTGCTTTTGATACCCAGGTGAAGTCTGCACAGGCTATCTTTACAACAGCGCTACGAGATGTTATCTCGCTCTGTTTTGAAGTAGATGAGATGATCTTCAACGAAGAAAAAACAATCCGCGGCACCGATGCAGGTGCACCATATGCGCTGACCTATACTCCGTCAAAAGATATCAAGGGCGATTACTCAGCCGATGTGCGCTACGGTATGCTCGCAGGATTGAACCCAGCACAAGGCTTGATCTTTATGCTTCAAGCACTTGGTGGCAAGCTTATTTCTAAAGATATGGCTATGCGTGAACTACCGTTTAATGTGAACGTCACGCTTGAGCAGGAACGTATTGAGACCGAAGATCTCCGCTCTGCATTGATTGGTTCAATGCAAGCAATGACACAAGCAATTCCTCAGATGGTTATGCAAGGACAGGATCCAACGGACCTAGTCAGCAAGCTAGCAGCAGTTATCAAGATGCGCCAAAAAGGCGTTGTTATTGAAGATGCTATCGAGGAAGTGTTTAAGCCAGAGAATCCTCCTGCTGGGGCAGAACAACCGGTTGAACAGCCGCCCGTCCCCGCTGGTCCCGCTGCTCCAGTAGGAGGCGCTGGCGAAGCACCACAACCAGAAGCTCCAGCTGGACCAGGAACAGTACAGCAAAAACCAGAACTACAAACATTATTAGCAGGACTATCAAGCACAGGCGCAGTTAAGAGCAGCGTCAGAACAAGTAACCGTCGCGTAGTAGGTTAGGAGAAATCATGGCAGCTCGTAAAAGAAAAACTGTCATTGATGAGTCCTACTCAAAGCTAGACCAATACGCAATCCAAATGCATGAATACTATAAGTCTTTACGTAAGGCTGGTTTCTCAGTAGAGAATGCTTTGTGGATAGTAGCGGCAAAGGAATCCCATCCAGAATGGATGCAGGAACCTACACTTGATGATATTAGACAACATATGGAAGACGAGGAAGAATAATGGCAAGAGGCGGCTATCGTCAACCTAACAACCCAGCACCAGTCTCCGGACCAGGAGCGCTATCAAAGCGCACTGACGGTGGTGCTACAGAAGGAATGACCCAACCAGCACAATACATTTCTGGTTTGGGTTACGGAAAAGGCAAAGAAACCTACGACATGCAGACTGCTGCACCAATGCAGGGTAATGATATCCCTGCTATGCCAGTACCTCAAGCCGTTCCTCTCTCTGCGCCTACCATGCGTCCAAACGAACCTGTAACAGCAGGCATTGATATGGGACCAGGACCAGGCTCAGAGGCAGTACGTTTGCCTAACATGCAACTGTCTCCCTCCCATACGGTCAAACAAATCGCTCAGAATGATCCATCAGGGGAATCAGAACTTCTTTACAGAGCGCTTATTGACCGAGGCTTGTAGTGGCAGAACTAGATCCTAAC